CCGTACGGGATTCGAACCCGTGTTACCGCCGTGAAAAGGCGGTGTCTTAACCCCTTGACCAACGGACCTGAGCTTTTCAACCCTTTCTATTATACCTACTTTTTCTGTCTTGTCAAGAACTTGAGATAAATTTTTCTTATTTTTTTGTTTTTTACAAAGCAAAAAGCCCACTGTTGTAGGCTTTCTGTAATATATTTCTTAAAATTAAAGCATTTTGTTATCTTGCAGTGATTAGGTACAGAAAAACAGGCCTAAGCCTGCTCTAAATCTAACTTGATTTTCTCAAAAACTATTAAATTCAAATAAGCTGAGAAAACATAAAGGGTAACAAAAAGGGGACTTAAATTGATGAGTTCAGTAAGCAAGTAAATTGCACCTGTCATAGGTGCTTTTTATTTTACCTCTTGAATAGTACTGATTTCAGTCTCAAAGAGAGAAATCTCAGTTGGTTCATCAGGGCTAGGATTGTCAATGAGGATAGTGATTTCATCTTGCTCATCATTGTCCATTTCGTCAATAAAATCTATGACAAAACCTTTTATGACTTTACCGTCACTAGTTACTACCTGAACTCTTGAACGTAGGTAGTTCCAAAGTTGTTTACTCATTTACGGTCTCCTTTCCCATAGTGTTTTTTGCAGGTAAAAACGCCTAGAATAAACTAAGAGCTATGGTTTACTAACTGTTTTGCTTTTTTGTAGTAAGGTGTTAGGAAATTGATAAATCCTTGCTTATCACTTGGGTCATGTTCCTCTAAGAATATCATCAGCTCAAAACCATTGAGAGCGTCAAACATTTCAGGGTTTTCATTGTCCCAAGCCTCAGCAAAATCCTCATCTTCTCCAAAAAGGGAATTAAACTTAAAGGAAAAATCCCAAAAATTATCAATCTGACCATTGACTGCTTTTTCTAGCATGTCTAATACTTGTTGACTGTATTTCATAACACTAGACCTCTTTTTTTGAGTTCAGCCATGATAGCCTCTTCATCTTCTTTTGAAAACGTGGTAAACCTCAAATGTGATAGCTCTTCGTCAGTCATTTCAGCAGGGATTAAGGGAGCAGGCTTTTTAAGATTCCAGCTGCTTACTTGTTTTAACGCTTCTTCCAAATTCATAGACTTTACTCCTCTCTTAAATTCATTTCTAAAACAATGATACCTTTGTTCTGTTCCTTTACTTTGTACTCATTGTTCTATCTTGATTTTACCATAACTCTTGTACCTTAGTAGAACCTTAGTATTTTTAAATACATAACCTCACCAAAACCTCACCATTGGAAAACTTAGTTTACCTTGCCAAAACCTTTACATTCTACGATTCTAAAAAATATCAATACTTTAGGGTAATCTTAGGGCTTTTTACATAAGTATAAATCAATCCCCGTTTACAATACCTGCCAAATGTTCTATAGCTTTTTGCCTTACTCGATATACCGAGGCTGTAGATACACCTATTTCCTCAGCAACTTCCAAAGCTACAAGATCATTCAAATAAAAAAGTCTTAAAACAGAACGCTCAAGCGGATTGGCCAGCTTATCGATCAGCCTAGATATTTCCATTCTCTCTTCAGTAAGTCGCTCAATTCTCTGTAAAGTGTCCTCTTTTAGCTTCAGAACACTTATAAGGTTATTCTCTGCTGTATTTACCCTGCTTGTTTGTACTCTGGTAGTGCTCAGTTCTTGCTTTTTGATGATACCACTTTCTAAAGCTCCAAGCTCTAAATATAAGCCCTCTATTTCTTTATTGATCCACTTAACGCCCTCTAGTTTTTCTTTTACCTGCTCTGGTGTCATGCCTTGGCCTCCTTTGTGATATAATAATAGTGTTTGAAAATTATTGCTGAGGCGGAGCGCCTTGGCTTTTTTTGTTTTAGTTAAGTCCGAAAACGGACATTACTCATAGTATTCAATGTACTCAGGATCTCCGAAAAGACTTTCAGGCAAGCCACAAACATCTATTAGACATTGTACCGCTTGTACGTCTATCATTATCTCGCCCTTTTCAGCAATGTGATAGTATTTCTTATGTAAGGAGCCTAAATATAGCCCGTTTTTATATATTGAAAGGCCACCATTTCTACTAGGTAAAAGGCCTGTATAACGATTATATAAACCGTGTTTCATAGCATTATTGTTTCCATACTTCGGTTGCCTATTTCCTCGATTGCCTCTAGCAACTTGATTACCTGGTAAAAAACGCCCTCTAACATCTCTCTCCATTTAGCACCCTCTCACCGTGTTCGTTTCGGAAATTATACTTCATTGGAACGCTCTAAACGTTCCGTAAACCGTTCTAAAAAGTGTACCAGGTATTTTATCGCTGATACACTTTTGACTAGTTTTACAAGCTCTCAGATAGCCCTAGAGCCGTATCAAAATGATTAGAGTATGTTTCTAAGGCTGTATTCAATTCATCACTAGCTAAAACTAACATGAAAGCTAGATCACTTGCTGAACCGTTACTATCGACGATTGGAGTTTCATGATAACTCTTAGCATATCGTTTGAATACATTTAGCAGCTCAGCTAGTCTATCCTCTTTCAGGATATAGCTAGGCAAAGCAATGTTGTTAGCTGCTCCGATTTCATGTAATTTCTTAATGGCCAACGGATTGCGCTTGTATTTCTCTAAGTAACTTAGCAGCTCCTGCTCCGATACTTTCATAGTGCTCAGTAAGTTCAACTCAGCAACATTATCAGCCGTTACTGTTTCGTACTCTGATTTAATTTTCTCTAGTTCTGTCTGTTCAAAGTTCTCTAGCTTAGCTAGAATATTTGCAAACTCAGTATCTGAATACTGATCGGCCTCTTTCTTAAAATTCTCCAGGCGTAGCTCAGCCTCAGACTGATATAAAACCTGATTTCGAACTTTTTCCCAAAGTTCTTTTTTCATTGCTCCATAAGCCTCAATCTTTTGTTGCTTATAAGTGCCTAGGTTGTAAATTTGCGCCTTTATTTGTTCTAGTGTCATGATAATTCTCCTTTATTTCAATTCTAGCGCTCTTTTAGCTACTTGTTCCCAGTCCTTAGAATATAGAGCGCTAGCTTTTTTATCCCATCTCGGTCCTGTCCCTGGGGCTTTTTTATATTTTAGTAGTTCCTCTTTATTCGCAAAGAAAAACTTACGCTGTTTATCTGAAACGAACCCTTTTCGTTTCTTGCCGTAAAACTGCATTCTTGCATACGGCGCATTATAAACTATTCTCCCATTGGCCTTAGTCAAGTTTCCTCTTAGTTCCCCAGATCGCCTAGGTATAAAACGGTTCATGTCCATAACCATCTGATTAGTGACTGCCTCTTTAGCTCTCGCTAATCCCATAGGTGTTACTTTACGCTCAATACCTTTTAGATTTACCTTTACTTTTACTCCTGTTCCCAAAGTCCCTCCTTTCTATGACTAAAACAAAAAGAGACATGACAAAGAGTAGTTAAACTCTTATATCATGCCTCTAGTTTTCTAGTCAGCAGTAAATTTAGTCATAGTCAACATTTCCTGATGAACTGGTTTTCCGTTTTGCGTTTTAATAGTAAGACTGCCAAACTCAGGTAACTTGACTGACTCAATTATACCATTTTTTGAGAATAAAACAAAGCCTCTATCAAGCAAATCTTTAAGCTGTTCTGTCTTTTGTATCATATTAAACCTCCTCTATCTCGGGTGTACCTCCAGGTACGCCTGTAAACATTAAATAGTTTGGCCTGTAGTTATAACTAGGCTACAACAAGTGTCCAAACGGGTACAGTTGTAAGCTGACCCATTTTAGGGCTATCTTTGAGCGACAAATATGTCGAAAAGTCTTCGGTTCCTGTATAACCGTTATTAGTTTTGTTTGCTACTCATTTTTGAGTCACAAATCTGTTAAGCAAAAATGACTAATAGCTTGAAAGATAAGTAAATGTTGTAATCTAATCAACTATAAATCATTGAAATAACTGATATTTTAAACCATTCAATACTTTTTACTGCCCTTTTTAATGTACTTTCGCTCATTTTTGAGCTTTTTGAGTTCCACTTTTGAAAAGCAAACGCTGCGCTCAGCGCTTACTCATCTTTAAGCTGTTACTCTTTTTTGAGTAATAGCCTTGCTTAGGGTGCAGGTGCACCCCGTGCATACTTTTTTCAACCTACTCAATTTTGAGCGACCTTAGCCTTTAAGCTACTGATTGAGTATCGCTTATCTTTGATAGTAAATGACTTGAAAAAGTTACCCTCTAAGCCAGTTCTGACACGGCTGGCCACTCGTTCACTATACAAGCTAGCAATCTCTGAGCTGCTTAGATTTGTAGTAATAATGGTTTTATCTCGATTGCTGAGAATATCAAAAATAAACTCTTCTTCCCAGACTGATTTACCTTTATTACTAGCGTTGTCCGATTTTATACCTAAATCATCAAGTACCAGGTAATCAACCTCTTTTAGCATTCTTGAGTAGTGCCCCTCTAGACTAGTAGGAGAGTTAAAGCTCTCTCTAACTCTCCTAAGGATTTCTGTTAGATTGACAAACAACACGCTTTTAGGCTCTCCTTTGGCCTTGTAGCCCTCGTTTATAGCTTTAGCAATAGCTACGCTCAAATGGCTTTTCCCTATGCCTGTAGATCCTGTAAATAGGGTATTCCCTGTCATACCGTCCAGGTATTTATCTACCTGCTCCCTAGCAAATGCTAATAGTTGCTTTTCCTCGGCTGTCTCAGCTATGAAGTTCTCAAAGCTAGCCTCTTTTAACTCCCTAGGGATCGTACTGTCTCGCATAAGCACATTATAGGTTTTTAGGTAAATCTCAGCGTTTAGACTGTTATTAACTCCCTCTTGCTCTTGCCTATCAATTTGCTCCTGACAACATTCAGGGCAAAACTCTTGTATACTTCGTTCCTTACTGCCTCTTATTGGCGTTGATATTTGCCAATAATTGACCTTATGAACCTCACATACCTTTTCACTAATTTTTCTGTTGTTATATTGCTCAAATTTATTTTCCATTGCTCACCCTCCTAAAATGGGTTTTCCTCTGTTCGTGTTTTTAGCCATTCCTCACGGCTAATAGGCTCAGCTTGTTTAGGTGACTGTTTCAGCTTTTGCCTTTGCTCCTCATGCTGCTTAACTTGCTCAACTGTTCTAAGTCCTAATCCTTGCCAATTTGAAAGAATTGACCTGGTATATCTAATTGACTTACCAGCGTTTAGGATAGTTGCCTCAAGAGCATAGATAACTAGCTCTTGGCCATGAATTTCTAACAAGTCTCTCACTTCTTCCATCATTGTCCCATTGACTGACATTTGACCAAAAGCCGACTTTAATTTTTCAAAGATTGGATTTTCATGCTCGTCCTCGTCATTCTGACCTGACCTAGATTGACTTAGATTATCTTGACTTGACTTATATTGACTTAGATTATCTTGACTTGACTTATATTGACTTATATTGGGGAACCCATTGGTTTCCGTTTGGTTTCCACTTCGGAACCCATTGGGCTCCACTTCATAAAAACCCTGGCTTTTAAGGGTTTCTAGTAGCTCATGATAGACACTTTTTTTATATCTATCTTTCTTGATAGTATTCTGCTCATGAAAATCCACAATAAAATAAACCATTTCATCATTAAGCGGCCTGATAAATTCCTTGACTATCAAAAGTCCTAGGCTATCCTCACTAACCCCTATCATTCTAACAACAGGGAAAGCCTCTACTACTCCATCATCATCTGAGTTTTGAATTAAATGAAAATATAGAGCCTGTGCCTCTAACGGTAGCCGCAAAAATCTCTGAGTTTGGGTTACTGTCTTACTTATCATTCTACGATTTCCCATTTTTCTTCCGTTGCACCTCCTTGTTAATTCCCCTGATGATGTCATAATAAGAGTGACCAGCAGGAATGACATAGCCCTCTGTTTCAAATTTCACCCATTGCTCCACACCGTCCACAATTACCTTACGTAGATTTGTGATGGTGGGCGTCCATTGTTCTTTTTTCTTTGTCATTATTCCCCCTAATCTACTGCAAGAAAATTGTATATATCGGTCTTGCGGTAATAAATCTTCTTACTGTTCTCAAAAGGCGACTGATAAGGCTTTAAGCCGTGTTTTTCCCAATTATTCAACGTTGTTCCGCTGATCCCTAACTTTTCTAGTAGATCAGCTCTAGCAATTAAGTCCCAGCCGTCATTATGCTGCTTTTCAAGCTCAAGCCTTTTCTCTAAGTGATCTCCCACTTTCTCCAGTAGCTCAAGCTCTGCCTCTCTTGATAATAGTTGCATATTACACC